CTATTATGGTGGAGTTCCACGATATGGCTCGCAAGACTGAAGCCTGTGTGATGGTATTACACCACGTCTCTGAGCAATCAGAGTATGGCAAGACCACATTACCGCCTGCTCGTAGGGCTATTCACGGTAAGGTATCTCAACTACCAGCACTGATACTTACTTTAGGTTTTGATCCATTAAATAATATACTTAAAGTAGCAGCAGTTAAGAACAGGTTTGGTCCACATACAGCAGATGGTTCAGACCATACTGGTTTGTTTGTTAACTATAGTGTCTGTCAGATATCTGATGCTGATGCACTAGGTCAGATGTATAGAAGGGATGCTGGTCTAAATGTCAGCCAAGTATAACAAGACTAAAGGTGCTCAGTTTGAGGTTGATGCAATGAAATGGTTTAGAAAGATGGGCGCAGTAGCTGAACGCTTGCGCTTATCAGGAGCAGAGGATGAGGGAGATCTAGTAGTTATGGTTGCCGGTGAAACCTACATCTTTGAGTTAAAGAATACTAAGACTTTAAATCTAAAGGAGTTCTGGGATGAAGCGCAAACAGAGGCTACTAATTATGCTAAGCATCGTGGTATTGATAGGCCTTTTTCTTATGTACTATTCAAAAGAAGGAACGCAGGAATAGATAAGGCTTGGGTTATACAGGATCTAACGCAATGGTTGGAGGATAAGAAATGATTTGCTTAACTTGTAGGTCAGCAGGGCAGGAAAATCTCAAAGACAATTACAATAGGTCTGAGGTTCTACATAAAGAATGTAAAGGAGACTGCGCTTGTCAACACAAGACTGGTCCAGGGTGGGTAAAAAGAGAAGGTATAAAGGTCCCACTGATGCAAACGCAATCTCCATAAGTGTAATAGTTTCACACTATGGCGGTGAGGTAAGAGAGGGTAGAGCTTGTTCTGTTAGATGTGTACTACACAATGACAGCAGAAGGAGTGCGGTAATCAATACAAAGGACAATTTGTATTACTGCCACACTTGCGGTAAAGGTGGCAACGCAGTAAACATTGTTATTATTAAAGAGAATATGGGGTTTAAGGATGCTCTCAACCGTGCAGTTGAAATCCTCGCTGGAAGCGGCACTGCAATACAGCAAGGATCTAAACGAGGAAGCAATAAAGTTTCTCGCAGATCGTGGGATCTCTGAGGAGATAGCACGGCGGTACCACCTTGGTACCATTATGCAACCTTTTGCAACCCACGAGAACTATCAGGGTTGGTTATCTATACCTTACCTAACTGCAATGGGACACTGTGTTGGCTTTAAGTTTAGAAGATTAGATGAGGGCAAGCCTAAGTATGGAGCACCACTAGGGCAGAAGGGTCATCTCTATAATGTCAGCGATATTATTATTAGTAGTGAGTACGTAGCAATCTGTGAGGGTGAGCTAGATACTATTGTTGCATCTGCAATCTTAGGTATACCGGCAGTTGGAGTGCCAGGAGTACAGGCTTGGAAACCCCACTTTACAAGGATGTTTTCAGGGTATGGCAGGGTTTATATTGTTGGTGATAATGATGTTAAAGAGGATGGTTCTAATCCTGGAGCAGAGTTTTCAAGGATGGTAGCGCAGGAGGTGAGTAACTCTACTATCGTGTCGCTACCTGCTGGAATGGACCTCAATGATTTATACTTAGCAAAGGGTATAGAAGAGACAAAACGGACAATAGGGGTGCCAAATGTATGAAGAACTCAGACCTGACGGTACTAGCAGAATGGTTGGCAGCCTTGGGGATTTATATCATCAAGATCAATCACGAGAAGAACACAATAGAGATCGCACCACCACCAACACGAGAGTAGATGATGAGTTCATTACTGATATGTGGCGTGTTATGGATGCTGCTGGTAATTTACTTATTGCAAAGCACCACGATTACGGTCCGTTAAATATAGCAAGATCTCCTGGCGGTCCGATCAACGGACTAAGAGTTCGTATGTGGGACAAGGTTGCTCGCATTAATAATCTAGTAGATAGCAATGTTAATCCTAGTAATGAATCACTACGGGATTCCTTTATGGATCTACTTAACTACTCAGCTATTGCAATTATGGTACTAGATGGTAAGTGGCCTGAGGTTCCAACACTGGATTGTGAATGACACCAGAATTACATCCAACTCTATACGAGTTAGTTCCATCTGTATCTTATGTAATCTCTAGAAAGTTTAAGGGTTGGGTAGATCTAGCAGATATAAAGCAGGAGTGTTTTCTCTGGGCTATTGGTAGAGGGCAACAGTTTGTTGATCTATTAAACGAACCTGATGCTAACAAGCGTGAACAAAATGAAAGACGAATTGCATATCAGATGCAACGAATGGCTGAACGGTTTGCTCGTAAAGAGAAGGCTCGTAAGGCTGGGTATAAGACAACTGATGAAGCCTTCTATGACACAACAACTATTGCTCAGTTAATACCCTTTGTTATATCTTCAGTAGTAGATGGCACAGTATTAGAGCAAGCACAGGAGATGATCAACGATGGCACACCTCGTAAGCAATCAACACCTGCTGAAGGTGGCAACCTACTAGCGATCCTAATAGATATTAAGAAGGCTTATCTAAAGCTAGAGCAAGAGGATAAGACCATACTACAGATGAGATACCACGATAGTTTTACTCTGCAACAGATAGCACAATACCTAGAGTGTGCTACATCTACAGCAGATCGCAGATGTATATCAGCCTTGCGTAGATTACAAGATAGGCTCGGAGGACAAACGCCTTGGAATTAAAAGAGCCTGAGTTATTTGATTACCTTAAAGAGTTTTACTACTCTGACCTTGAGAAGAGTGAAGAGTTTGATAACTGGGATTGCATCTCCCTTAAAGATAAGATGTTTATAGAATTGAAATCTCGTAAGACCCACTACCCTGACTTACTTATAGAAGAGAGTAAGTATCAGGGTTTAATTCTTGCAGCAGGTATTAGATCTCTTGTGCCTTGGTATATCAACGCTACACCTGAAGGGATATGGGGATTTAATCTATCTACAATACCTCAACCTAAGTGGCAAGATAAGTGGCTACCTATTACAACTGAGTTTGCTAACAGGACTAGTCGCACTAAGTTAGTAGGGTTTTTAAAGCTAGAAGATGGGATATTGTTTTGATCTACGAATATAAATGCAATCTTTGTAGTGCAGTTATATCTATTGAAAGACCTATCTACGGTGTTGAAGATGTGCCTATCTGTTGTCAACAAACTACTAGCAGAGTATGGTCTGCCCCTTCTATTACCTTCAAGGGTAATGGCTTCTACTCTACGGATAACTAATGACTACCTACCCTAATTGGTTTGCTGAAACAGCACAACAAAACTTTGCTACCTACCTTGCTGAGTTCAAAGATAAACCTAACCTAAAGTTTTTACAGCTTGGTGTGTTCACAGGTGATGCAACAGTTTGGTTATGCAATAACATCTTAACTGATAAGAGTTCTAAGTTAATTGATGTTGATACTTGGGAGGGTAGTGATGAGCAAACCCACGCCGAGATGGACTTCAGCGATGTCTATCAGGTGTATCAGGAGAAGGTAAAAGATCTACCAGTTGTATCTGTGGTCAGTGATACGCATAAGTATTTGATTAGACAGTTAGATAATTTTATTGGTGCATTTGATTTTATTTATATTGATGCAGACCACACAACAGTTGGTGTGCTACTAGATGCTGAACTTAGCTGGCCTCTACTAAAGAGTGGTGGTGTTATGGCATTTGATGATTACACTTGGGGAAGAAACCTTCCACCATCTAAGACACCACGCCCTGGAATACTTCTATTTACTGAGCGACACAAGGAAGAGATAGATACTTTAGTTATTAACTCACAGTACTGGATTAAGAAAAAGTAGAAAGCCCCACTCGGAAGGGTAGTGAGGCTCTCTTTATTATGACCGGAGAGAAAGGTTAAGAACCGGTCAATGCTTAGATCGTATCAGTAATACCTTGAATGATCCACTCCACTACTGGTACTGCAACTGCGTTGCCCATCTGTTTATATCTATGGGTATCAACTTGGTCTGCTGTCCAGCCATCAGGAAATCCTTGTAATCTTTCACACTCAAGCGGTGTAAGTCTACGCACTAACATACCACCAGCAATAGCGTGTCTATCAGTAGATGTTAAAGAGAACATAGGTTCATCTGTATCACCATATCCTTTACCAGCAGGTCCAGCTGTATCACTTCTACCTATCATATTTCCTTGTATTGGATGAGCCACCATAGGCATATTGTTTCCACCTGTTCCCATTCTAGCTTGTAAGGTATTGATCTTATCATCTTGTAATCTAATGTCAGCAACTCTATTGCCATAAAATATAATAGTAGTAGCTCTTGTATCTCCATTATCAAATGCGTTCATAGTAGGCACAACGCCACCTTCCACCCAAGTTTCATAGTCTTCATTGGTTTGCGCTCTCCTACTTTTGTTCCACCACAAGTTTATTTTCTGCGACATACTGGTTGCCAACCCCCTTATAGTCTCGTGCTTGTAGTGTTCCAACTAATGGATTCTCAATTACAACGTGTCCATTATTAGCATCTTGATTTACTACTGAACCGTGATGATAAAGCTCAGCAGGTATGGTGTTAGCTATTGTCTTGCCGCTTGCAAGGTTAACGCTTCTTGTAGTGCTGGCGGTAGTGTCTTGCCTCGTCTGTTTGCTCTGCGTAGTATTCCTTCGCAAGCCTTCGGACTTAAATAATACTTCTGCTGAACTGAGTCCGTCTCCAGTACGTCTGCCAACGATGAAGACACGCCTTCTCCTTTGGGGAACTCCGAAGTGCTGAGCATCAAGCACCCGCCAGGCAAGGCTATACCCGATGTCGGCCATCGTTCCAATGACCACTCCAAAATCTTTTCCTTTGTTTGAGGTAAGAAGACCAGGGACATTTTCAAGGATGAACCACTCAGTTTTCGTTTCTTCAATAAGTCTTGCAATCTCCCAGAATAATCCGCTTCTTTCTCCAACAAGACCAGCCCTCTTTCCAGCCACGCTAAGGTCTTGACAGGGAAATCCGCCTGTGATAATTCCTCTACTAGGTTCAAATCCTGCTCCAATTAAATCACTTCCTTTCACATCTGTTATGTCGGAGAACTGTTTAGCATTGGGAAAATGCTTAGCCAATACCTTTTGGCATTGCTTGTCTATCTCAACGTTAGCTACAACCTCTACCCCATTACGCTCCATCGCCAGGTCAAAGCCACCGACACCGGCGAATAGAGATACACCTGTCAATTTCATTTAGTAATAGTTGTGTTTAAGGAAGAAGTTGTAGGCTCGGCACGGTGATTTATACCGTTTATCAATGTATTTAAGGCCTCGTAAGATTTGGAATTCAGCTCTGCTATCTTTCTCTCTAAGGAGTTGAGCAATTCCGTAAGCACTTGATCCTCGTTGGTTCTTTGCGTAGTTGTCAAACCTGCTCTCACGGGTCCAAAGGGACTCAAGGCAGGTCCACTCTCTCCCACTCCAGCCCCAACCAGCCGAAGCGTAGTCTTTTGCGATCTTTCTATTACGATTTTTCTCATCTTGTGTTGCCTTCCTATTCTCTATTACACCATCAGGTATTCTACCTGCTGTGGTTGGTGGAAATAATTGGTTATG